ATAGCTAACAGAATCTTCATACTTAAAAGCATTACTACCATATCCAGCATCATTGTTTCTAGTCTGGTTTACTACGGCAAGAACATTGCCATCATCATCTAATATTTTTACAGTTGTTGTATATGAATCTTGTCCTGCTCTAGCTTGACCACATTGCCAGTTAGAGCCTTGCCACTCACAGTTCTGCACTATTGTTGTGGAGTTAAGGGTTATGCCATTGTCTAATTGTTGTTGTGTAGCATGGTCAGTTAGGTTGCCAGTATAATTAATACTACCTGTAGCTGTAGTTTCTAGCTCACCACCCCAGTCTCTTATAGTTCCTGCTGTATTAAATCCGTTTGTAGATACACTAGGTATTGTGTTGTCTACACTTTGGTAGGAACTTGAGTTGCCTGTGCCATTTGGTAATAGGTTTCCTGTAGTTTCTTCTGCTTGTACTACCCACACTATCAAGAATAGTATTAACAACAAGAAGCCACATTTAGTTATCATCTCCATACAAATCGTATTGTGTATCTATAGGAACAAATTCTTTTTTGTTATCTATAGCTGCTCTCCTTTTAAGTTTCTCTACATACTTGTCATAATCAGGTCTTTCTATATCATACTTTTTCCATTGTGCTTCAGCCTCTTTTCCTATAGCTCCTTCAAAAGGACAAGGAGTTCCAGCATTTTCCATAGCACTAAATACTCTATCATCCTGACAGAGAATTGCGATTGATGCAACTCGCATATTAAAATCGTATAGGAGCTTTGATAGTTTCATCCTCTCACAATTCTCATCAGTTAAAAATGTACCACCAGCTACACCAAAGCCAGTCATTTGCACACCACCACTTACTCCCACTACACATAGGTCTTGGGAATAACTACTCATGCTAGGTGCTATTGCAGAGCTTACTGGTATTGCTTGACTTTCTGTCGTGTTACTCGTGCTATTGGTCGTGGTGTTAACCTGACCTCCTGAGTAGCTGTTCGTGGTCGTTGAGGTGTAACCACCCGATATGGAAGTGTTAGAACCCGAAGTATTAGTTTGATTAGATACACTATTATCTGTCGCATAAACACTAAATGTTAGTAATAAAAAGAATACTATATGTTTCATTTCTTGCCAAACATACCAGCTGCTGGTTTAAGTCCATATATAGCTCCGAAGATACCTATTAGTAGCCATTGATACCATTGAGGTAATCCATTAAAGTATTGAAAGAATAAGTCTAGCTTCTCTTTCATCATGTCATCACCAAAGAATACTGCATATGCTAATACTAATATTGGTAATGATACAATGACAAGAACAAACTCATCCTTCCATCCGTTGGCATTGTCTGCTCTTACCTGTGCTTGATAGTCTATCTCCCCCTGAGCCATACGATACATATGGTTTCTTTCTGCCATAGCTTCGTACTTCTTAGTCTCCTGTCTTTGTTTAAAACAATCTACTGCTGTAGAAAATACTGCTCCTAACAATCCAAACATTATATACCTCTAACTAAAAGCTCCCTGACAATTATAATCATCTGTGTTCCTGCTACTACTGCAACAGTCCACAATATTTTTTTAATACTATTGACATCATCCTCAATGTGTCGCAAATGATTCTTCTCTATAGTTTCTATAGACTTATGTATCAAACGAATGTCGCCTTTGATTCGTTCAATCTCTACAGTAAGCTCATTATTGCTCAACATATTCGGCATCACATTCCTCACAGACATCTTCACACTCACAATCTGGGTAAGCATCTTCTGCTACTATGTCAGTAGAATATATGTCATCATCTTCTGGCTCTTCTATTTGTAACAAGTCTTCTAAGTCATTTAACTTGTCCTCTAGTTGATTAAGCCTTTCTAACATATTATCGATAACACTCATTAATTTGTTCTCCTATGGTTTTGGGTATTTATCTTTTATTGCTTTTATATCTGTCTTCCAAGCATCAATGCCATCATGATATATCTTGTCTAACTGGTCTTCAATGCTTGGGTATTCTTCTGCCCTATCTCTTTGATATTTCTTTGCATTATAATCTGCTTGTAACTCTGTTTGTTTTGCAGTTATCTGCTCATTGGTAATACTGTTCGGATTACCATCATGCCATGTAATACTATCTAAACTATTATCATCTACACTAACTTGTGCATTTGCATCTAATGCTAAAATTGCTGATATTATATCCATTATGCTGTTATCTCCAATAATGTTATTGTTTGTGGTGTGGCATCAACACCAAAGAAAATAGTATGACTACCACTATAAACTTTTATTTGAACTTTATATGTTGTAGAACTTGTTGTAGATGGAGAATCTAAAACAATCATAGAAGCATTGCCTTGGTATCTATCTTCAAAATCAGTATGTTGCATCATACCTCTATCACTATTTCCTAAATTAGTTGTATCTCTTAATATAGTTGTTATTGCTTGTCCACCATCAGTGTTAATAAACATTTGACCTTGTACTAAAACTAAAACTTTGTTAGAACTAGAACTTGGTGTAATACTAGCACTTAAATTTGTATCTACAAATGAAGTACTTGTTGTAGATTTTGTTGATGTCGAAGTAGCAGTTACTACTTGCACAACTAAACCAGGAGTAGCAAGTTTTGCATTTGTTATACTACCTGCTAGTTCATCATTGTTTACACCACCATCTTTAATTGTTATAGTTCCAGACGATGCTGCAAAGTTATCTGAGCTGAATTGAGCTACACCTTTGTTAGATGTACTTGCATCTTCACCAGATATTGTAATCGTATCTGTTGCACTAGCAGCAGTATCTATACCTTCTCCACCTGTAACAGTTAGGGTGTTGCCATCTGCAATAGTTTGATTAGAACCACTATCTCCTGCAAGAGTAAAACTTGACATAGAACCAGAGCCATCTGCACCATCTGCACCATCTGCTCCGTCTGCTCCACTATAACTGAAGTGTACTCCTACTCCATCATTGTCAGAGAAAGTTCCACTACTTACTACATGAGTAACAGGTACTTTAGTGTAACCACTTGCATCTGTAACAGCACCACTAACTTTAAATGTAGCAAAGGTACTAGCTGTACCTTCTTTTGTTATTGTTATTATTCCTCTTGCTACTGTATTAGATACATCATCGAAGCTCTGCACATAACCAGATATATCTGCACCTGCATCATCTGCATCATCTATAAAGAGTACATTTACACTAGATACTGTGCCATTGTTAAATGCAATCTTACCTGCACCTGGGTCAGCATCAGAGGTTGTGCTTTCAAATGTCATAGATAATTGTGAGTTTGTACCAGCTGCACCAGTTGCTCCTGTACTACCAGTAGACCCTGTGCTACCAGTAGAACCAGTATCACCCTTATCACCATTTCTGCTAAAGTGTACTGATAACTCATCTGCTGCTGAGAAGGTATTGTTTGATGCTATATGTGTAACTACTAATGTGTTATAACCACTACCATCTGTACTAGTTCCTGTAATAGAAAATCTTGCATATGTACTAGCATCATTTATGTCTACTATATGTAAATATCCTTTAATTGTAGATGTGCTATCATCCCATGTTAAAACATCTGTAGAAGTAGTAACACCATTTGCATCTGCATCATCTATATATATTCTTGTTACTGAAGCATATGTTCCGTTATTAAATGCTATCTCTCCTGCTCCAGGGTCTGCATCACTTGTGCCTGTATCAAACTTATAGAAATATCCTGGTATTGCACCATCTTCACCACTAGGTACAAAAGATATAAATGCTTTTGCATCATTAGCTAGTGTGCCGTTTGATGCTATGTGAGTTACTAATACTTTTGTATATCCAGTTTCGTCAGATACTGCACCTCTTACTTTAAATGTAATATAAGATGTTAATGTTCCTGCATTTTGTATTCTGATACGACCTCTATTGGTATCGTTGCCAGACACATCATCAAAAGATTGTACCCATGCTGCAACATCTAAGCCGTTTAAATCAGCATCATCAATGTAAAGCTCTGTAACATTAGAAAATGTAGTGTTGTTCATTCTAAATACACCAGCTCCTGGGTCTGCCTCTGATGTAGTTGTTGAGTATTTAAATAATGCTGAATCTCCACCTGCTGGTAAGAAGTCTGCAACTGTAGTCAAATCACCTGATGAATCAAATCCTAGTGTTTTACCAGCTCTTGTAGTAGCATTGTCTGTAAAGTCTGATGATGATATTGTATTAGTTCTTGATACTTTAAATGACCTATCTACCTGCTCTTGTAACTCTTGTATAGCAGCAAGGTTCTTATCAAATGCACCTTCTACAGAATCTGCTGTAAATGGGTCGTTTTCTACTAAGTCAAGTGTTTGTGTCTGTGTTGTATTTCTTCTTATAACTACTGTTTCTGTAGATGTAGGTATATGTCCAGATTCAAAGACTACATTACCACCTGTTGCATTTCCTGCACCAGTTACTGTATAATGTGTAGTAAGGGTTTTTACAGTCTCTGCACCAGTAGATGACCTAATAATAACCTGTATATCTGCATCTGCAGCTATCTTAAACTGGTATGCAAAGGTATCGCTAGACCCGTCTCCACTGTAACTATTCTTAATTATTGTTGTTGATATTGCCATTTTCTATCCTCATTATTTTATCATTTATTGTCATTTAGTTCAAACCTTTTGATTTTAATTGTTTTATTAATTTCTTTTGGTCTTTAATTTTTTGGTTTGCTCTTTTTGCTATTTCATTTATCGTTAAATAAAGCCTATCAATAGCATCTCTTTTGTCATTATCACTTAAAACCTTAGTTTTAGAGGTGCTTATTTGCTCTATCAATTTTCGCAAATCACTTATAGTTTGTGCTTCACCCTTTACCTGTTCATATATTAAATATTGCATATCTTTCCTAAGTTTTTCTGCTTCTGCAAACTCACCAGATTCAAGCAATTCTTCTCTAGTCATGTATGCTTGTTTAGTTTTTTTAAATTCATCATAAAAATTAGATACATGACTTGATTGATTATTTGGACTTCTAACAAAAAATGCTTTTAAGATTGGTATGTCATTTACATTTGACATCCAACCATCTGACCATATATCAAAAACATCTCTGTCTGGGTCTAGTCCTTTTACTGTAGCATTAATAATTTTATTTACATTTGTTCCTAAACCACCTGTCCAACCTCTTACAAAGTTATCTAAAAACATAGGAGAGAAATCAAAAGGTAATACATCTACTAAGTATTTAGCTAATTCTGAAGTTTCTTCTGTTACTTGATATTCTGGTAAAAGATTTTTTTTGCTTTCTGGCACTATGCTAAAGCCTGTAAAGAAACTATGATTTGCACTAGCTTCTAAAATTGGTGCTAACATAGTAGGCATAGTAACAAGATTCATTTGCCCTTGGTGCAGAGCATAATCTAATAAATAATCAGTAATTATATCAGGGTCTTTTTCTTTTATAGAATCTAATACCTTATTCATAGATGTACCCATTAAATGTCCAGCTTCCCAAGGTACAGGAAATCTTAAAAAAGTAGGTTCATCTGTACCAAAAGCACCAAACTTATGTAATGGAATATTAAAGAAACTATCCTTTTCATATTCTGTAAGTGCATCATATGCTGGGTCATCATTGTTTACCATCCATAGTGCAAAAGTTGGTACTGTAATAAACATGGCTAATGTGCCTAAAGTTTTACCAGTTCTGTCTCTTAATGCTGTATAAAGTTTTTCATAACCTCTTAATCTAGCATTAAAGAAAGCTGACATTTGGTTTATAGCCATAGTAGAATGTCCACCTTTTGCAAAGTCTATTAAATCTCTAGCTTCAAAACCTGCTCTTTGTGCTTGTTCTCTAGGTGTCATAGTTTGATTTCTTCTGTAACCAGCTTTTCTGTCAAAAAAACTTGGTTCTTGTCTGCTATATTTTCTTAATTTATCTAAGGTAATTCTAAATTCACCAACCCTAGCCATGTTTTCACCAACACTTCCTATAGTTCTAAGTACATCTAATGTGCTTTCCCATTTACTTTCAGGTACTTGATTTCTATAATTACGACCTGAGTTAAATTCAGTAATTAATTTTGGGTCTAAATAATTTTTATTCATTCTTAAAAATGCACTTGTACCACCACCTGTTGCTATGTATTGTGTCATATACTCATTGCCAGATAATCCTTTTTGCTGTCTTATATAGTCATCAAACATAGCTGCTGCACCTTTGACTGTTGCTACAAAAGGTATATGATAATTTTTGCTAACGGCTGCTACCATTAGTGCATCTCTAAATAAGTTCTTAACAAAAAACTCAGGAGTTAAAGTAGCACCAAATCTTAAACTTTCAGAAAATCCTTTAGACATTCTAAAGAATACATTGCTTGATGCTGTAGAAGTTTGAGCTAAAGCTCTATATAATCTTGGCTCTACTTTAAATGTATACTTTTCACCATTTTTAAAATAAGATATATTTTCAGCAGTTTTTGGTATTTCTATTTTACTGCCTCTAAAGAACCCTTCTGGTTGAAATGCTTCTAAACCAGCTTCAACTTCTACTTTTTTACCTTTAACTTTGCCACCTGTTCCAATATATTCTCCAAAATGCAATGCTTCAAGGTCTCCTTTAGACATTGTTACTTTGCCATTTTTTCCTACAAACTTTACTTCGGGCATAAGTTTTGGATTTTTTAAAGCTATGTCAAACATTTTTGAAAGTGCCATATTTCTTTCTGCCATCATAACTAAATGCAAAGTGTTTTTGTATAACGAATTAGTAGGCAAGTCTATATCTTTAAAGGAAGTTGGAAACTTATCGTCTCTCCATTTTTTTAATTCTTTTACACTTGCAGCTGTTCTAAATTGTGCTGGATTCTCAACAACTTTATAAAAAGGAACATAATCTTTGTTGGCTTCTATAATCATATTCATTGTTTTTTTACTAAACACACCAGATTGTTGCACATATTCTAACAATGCTTTGTTATATTTTTGTATTTCTTTTGAGTAAGGTTCATACTTTTTTAATCTGCTTACATCTCGTCTTGATTTTTCTATAGTTTTTATATTGTAGTTTTTAGCATTACCAGCTTTTACAGCAATGTCATATTTTTCTAATATTCTTTTTGCTATAAGATATTCGTTTAATTCTTTAAAGTTTTTTTCTACAACCTTAGAGTCTAGTCTAACCCTTCTTTCTTTTATTCCTAATACTTCTCTTTTTACTACACTACCAAGACCAACATCCTTTTCTCTTGAAACTTTTTTAAATTGTAAATCGTCTAAAATTTGTTCTAATCCTTTAAATCCTTTTCTAACATTCATTGTTTTAAAATCTAAAGAACCTCTAGTTATAAATGTCATGCCAGTTCCAAAAGCTCCAGACAACATTCTTTGTAATTCATAAAAATTTAAACTTTCAAATTCACCTTTTTTGCCTGTATGTTTTTCTATTCTTTTTACAATCTCTTTAACTGGATATAGTCTATCTACAATTTCATCCATAAAACTTCTATCTTTAAAAGCATTTTTAGGCAAATGTTTTTCTAACAAACTTTTACCTGTTTGTTGAATCTTTGTTTCTGTTGCTCTTGTAAAAACTTTACCTGGTGCTTTTGTTCTTCCTTGCACTAATACTGCTGGACTAGAAATATTAAAAACACTTTTAGTAGCACTAAGGTCTGTATCTTTTAAATGCCTTGAGATTTTTGTAAGAACACTTACATTTTCTGGTGGTGGTCCATAAGATACTGGAGTTTTTGCTCTTTTACCTGGTGTTGCAAATCCATTTACAGATACTACACCTTCTCTTAATGCTAGTTTTGGTAACACTTTTTCTCTAAATACTTTTTGTAAGTTAGTTCTGCCTTCTATTTTACCTGCTTCTCCAATAGTTAACTTCCTAGCTAACTTCATGCCTCCACCTCTGTAATTAAAAGCACCAAATAATAAAAAATCATTTGTAAGAGATTCTTTCGTTGGCATATGACCATCTAATGCAAGACCTACAGAATTCATTGTTAAAACTTGTGTTGCTGTATTTGTAAAAAAATTAGGTGCTAGAGCTTTACCTATAGTTGGATTTATAGTTTTTGAAGCAAAAGCACTTAGCTTTGGAAGAGCAAGTCCTGGTGCTGCTACAGTTGCAAACATATTTATACCTGCTTTAGTTCCTTGCCATAAAGCTCTTGAATAAAAAATGTCAAACCATTCAGAAAAAGTATCTACATCACCTCGTTCTAATGCTTCTAAATACATAGTCTTTATAGTTTCATTTACAAATGCACCTACTCCTGCTGCACCAGCAGGACCTAGTGGTGCAGATAAAGCAAAAGCTGGTAGAAAAATTGGTGCATCTGCAAATAAACCTGCACCAGTTTCTATTAATCTTTCTATTATACCTGTGCCTTCTGGTTCATATCCAAATGCTTTTTTATAATCTACACCATCAAAACCAAATGGTTGATGGTACTGTAACATTAAGTTAAGATTTGATTTTCCAAAACCTCTTTCGAGATATGGTTGTATTTCTAATTTGCCATCTTCTCCTGCTATACCTTTCCATACAGATTCCCAAAAACCATCTGAATCATTTATAACATCTTGATAATTTCTTTGAGGATTAACAGCAAATCCTGGTCTTTTTTTAATTAAACGATTTGGATTTATATTTGCCTTAACTTCTTGAGGTGGTTTAAAATTCATCAAGACATTAGACCTATCAAAGTCAACATCAAAATCTATACTTTGTCTTTCGAAAGATTGTTTTTTGTAAGAGTTAATACCCTTACCTGCATCTTCAACCATGTAAGTTTCAGCAAAAGTCTCTATTTGGTTTTGTTCAGCTAATCTTTTTTCTCTAATGCCATCTGCAATTCTACCCATTATTCTTGTGTTCTACCTTTTGTGGTATAATACTCTGCAAATTGCTTTATGTTTTCTAATTGAGGTTTAGCTTTAATTAAAATGTCTTTAGCTACTTCTTTTCCCCATTCTTCTTCTATTTGTTCAACAGTTGAATTCTCTTTTATAATCTGTTCTACTATATCTTCTAATAAAAAATAATCATCTTCTACATCTGCACCTTTATTTTTTCTTTGAAAATCTTCTTCTGTTAAATAACTAACTTCTGGCTTATTAAATCCTACTTGTACTTCTTTTTTTCTAAGATTAACAATAGCCTGTTCTGCATTGTTAAGCACAACTGGTACTACTGTAAGTTTACCTGTGGCTATATCAATTTTTGTTTTAGTAGCTTCTCCAACTGGATTTATAATGTTAAAGTTTTCTATAAGAAATTCATTTTCATAATTAGCATTTCTGCCTGGTTTCAGGTCTCCTGATACTTGAAAGTATTCTTGTACTGTTAAATCTGGATATTGTTTTTTTGCTTCTGCAAATTTTCTCTCCATAAGTTCTTGTGTTCTTAACAAAGCTGTTGCATAAGTAGGGTCTGATGTGCTTATTATTCGTTTTGTCATAGCCTCAGCATATGTTTCATATAGTCTATTTTCGGCTGCTGCTGCAGCTTTTAAATTTGGGTCGTTTATTAATGTACTTAATTCAGAAAATTGTTTTTCTGATATTGCTGTACCTACTAAACTTCTAAGGCTTCTATTGTTAAGACCTTTATAAGTTACTGTATCGGTAACTACATTTACCCTACCTGCATATATTTCTTTCTTTAAAAATGAAAACAAATCTATATTAGCATTATTTGCTGATGGGTCTATGCCATTTTCATAATTATCAATAGCCGTTAATAAAACTGTTCTTGCACTTTCTGCCTCTGCTCCTATTAAATTTGCAGTATCAGTTTGTACACTTTCTCTAATTCCTGCAATTTTCGTTGTAAAATCAGGGTCATTTCTATCTAGTGCAGTTAAATTAGTTGTTACTGTATTATAAAAACTATTGATTTTACCTTGTTCAAATTTAATATTGATAGCTGTTTGTTGTTCTTTATAATCTTTTACTAACTTATTAATATATTCTTTTTCATCAGCTCTAAAATTAAAACCTGCATTTGAACCATAATTATCATTTGCAATAAAGTCTTCTATCAAATCTGGGTCAGCTTTACCATGTTTAAGTTGCATTGAGTTTTTTACTGCTTGGAAATAAAAATCTGATTTAGCATTTACATCATTTTGATTTTGCTCTAAATAACTAGTTTGTCCTGTTAAGTTAAATCCTCTACTTTTACTAGTTTTAATTTGATTTTGTAAATCTTCAAATGCTTCTTTGGCAACAGCATCTAATTTGTGAGTATGAGTTTTATAAGAATTGTAATTTGTATCTATATTGGTTTGATTTTTTTCTATTCCTTCTAATGTGTTTCTTGTTAACCAGGCACTTACAATATCATTATCATTAAATCTAATTTTGTTACCAACATTCTCTTTAAATTTTCGTAAGGCTCTAGTATCTGTTCCAAATTTTTTAGTATAAACTTCTTCTAAACCTTTTCCTATTTGGTTTCTCATTTTTGTCAATGTTACTTGGTCTACTTTGTTTGCAACTGTTAAAAAATTTTCTTTTAAAATAGCATAATCTTTGTCAAATTCTGCCTCAATATCTGTTACTCTGTTTTCAGCTCTTAGTTCTTCTACATCATTTAATACTTCTCCAGCAAAATTTGCTGTTTGCTGTATTCTTTCTAGGTCTGGTCGTGTTCGTGATATAAGATTTGTAAAATTAGTTTGAACTAAATCTTGTGTTCGTAAATCTCTAAGGTCTCTACCTGTAGTAGTACCAGCACCTCTATCTACTCCTCTTGGTTTAGATTCTATTTTTGCCATTATACTTTAAATAATCCAGAATCTACTCCTGCTTGATAAAACTGGAAGCCTCCTCCTAATAAATTTGTACTTCTGCTTTGTGCTTCTTGTGCAAGACTTAACGAACCTCTCGCACTAATTTGTCCTAATTCTACAGCTAAATTTTTAGAAGCAAAATATTGTGCATTTTCTATTTCTTTAACTGTTTCTACTCTTTGTAATAAATTAGAACCCGTAGCTGCTGTACCACTTGCACTTTGCAAAGCTCTAATTAAAGATAATTTTTTTCTACCTTGTTTTGCAGCTTCTATTCCTAATTTTCTTGCAGCATCTTGTGCAAAAACTTTATCAGTTTCTGTTGCTCTTCTAAGGTTTCTTGATTGCTGTAAGCTACCATAATAACTTACTGCTGTTCCTGCAGCTATTAAAGCTGGTACTAACCAAGCTGGTGGTGGCATTATTTATTCCTCCTATGCACTTGTTTTCAAACTCCCTGCTATACCTAATATTGTTATAGGAAGTGGTTGAGTTTGTTGTATTGTAATCTGTCCACTTCTATCCCATCCTAAATTTGTAACTCTCTTGTCTCCTGTAAATGCTGGTATTGGTTGACCCATTTCATCTGCTGAACTTCTAAATGGCAGCTGGTCTCCATTAATTGTTGCACCTACTGTGTCGAGTAATCTTACAATAACTTCATTATACCTTTTTTTCTTTCCTTGTGCTACAGAACCTGTACTTGCTCCTGCTTCTATTTTTAATGTCTTCAAAGTAGATACAAAACCTAAACCTACTTCTATTGTTTTACTTGCAAATGTGCTTGGTAGACTAATTGTTACTGCTCCATTTGTTACAATTTGTGCTGGATATACTGCATCATCTATAAGTATTTGTACTGTTTCACCTTCTAAATGGTCAAGACCTGTTACTCTTGTAGATGACCCTGTAACTGAACCTGCTAATCCACAATCTTGATTAAGAGTTGTGTCTAAGTATTCAATAAATTTTACAGTAGAACCATTAACAATTCGTTCTACAACTATCCATACTTCGTTTTCATCTGTTTCTGTAAGAGAAGTTACACTCTTTACTTTAGCTGCTGTTTGATTTGTTGTTGCTAATCTAACTGCATCTTGACTACTAACAGTAAGAAATCCTGTACTTTCTGGTGCTGTTTCTGTAATTGTTACAACTGCACTTGATACTGTAGCTGTAAAATCTGCATGACCATTTATAGCAGATTGTAAATTACTTGCTGTTGTGTTGTTATTAGTTTGAGTTTTAAACTCATTTGTTCCTGCAGTACCTGTCGTAGATGTAAAAGTAACAGTTGTGCCATCTGATTTTGTAAAAGTTAATTTTGTTCCTGATACTGTATTATCGTAATCTGTTACTGTAACAGTACAAGATTGTCCTTTGCCACCTATAATATGTCTATGCCAACCAACAATATCTTGTTCTCTTTGATATGTCATACCTAACAATGTTCCATCATTTCTTACTGCCCAATAAATAGAATCAGGTTCTTGTGCATATTCAACATCTACAATTCCACCATCAGTAATATGTTCTGCCAACAATGTTAAATCTGGTGCGACATAAGCATCATTTTGGAAACTATATCCAAACTCTCTTAACTTTCTTTTTTGTCTTTGAACAAACAAAATACTTGGACCTACTTGCATAGTCTGTACTGTATGACAACCAAAAGTTGTTTCTTGTTTTATATTTACATTTGTTGGTGTTAAAGGTTCACCAGTTGGTCTATCAACTCTAAACTCACCACCTGCTGTTCCAATAACTAAATCTCTAATAGGTGCTAAGAATCTAATTTTATTTACTCTGTTAGCTGCTATTGTATAGATAAAAGCATCTGCTGCAGAGCCATCACCTACATCAAAGTTCTCAAACAAACCTGACTGAGATGCAAATATAGTTTGTGGTAGACTTGTTGTTCCACCAAAAATTAATCGTTGTTCAAAAAATGAAACTGTTTCTGGAAAACCAGTTGTGTTTGACCAGCTACCTAGTTGCCAACTTGTTGTTGCTGTAGAAGCATCTAAAGCTGTAAGTATTTGTATTGTTACATTTTGTGCATCTGTAAATGCTGTTATCTTTGCATGACCATTATGTAATTTTACAAGCCTACCAACATCAGTTGATGCAAATAAATCTGCAGATGCAACTAATGCAACTCCTGTGCCAACTCCAGATGAACCTGGATTTAAAGTTGTAGCTGTTGTATTGGTATCTAGGTATGGTCCTTTTTCAAAATCTACATCTGCAAGTGTCCATGATGTATGCCCTGTTCTAGTAAGTTTTGCTGGTTCATGTGATGGATGTACTATAAACATAGTGTCTGCTGACTGTGCAAATTTTAAATCAAATACCTGTGATTCTGTATATGTTGTAGTTATTTCAAAAACTTTTTCTGCTGTTCCACCTGAAGTATATGTAGTATAGTTGGTAGAGTTTACACCTGATAATTCAAAAGTATTTGTTGTTTTATTAGCAACTGTGTATCTTCTGCCATTTACTTCTGTCATCCCACCTACATCATTTATCCATACATGGTCTCCATTGCTATAACCATGAGAAGTTGCTGTTACAACTGCAGGATTTGCTTTTGTAATAGCAGATATAGACTTACTTGCTTCTACTATTTGTCCTTGGTCTTTAAAAAACCTCATATAGTTTTCGCCAACTTCTATACAATATGATTGTGTAATATTAAATTCAAAAGAAATAAGTCTTGTAGATTTAGAAGAATCTTTTACTTCTGCAACAAACCTAGTGCCTGGTCTCCTTGTAGCACCACCCTGTGTTTGCACAACAAGATTCTCCATTGTTTCTGTACCATTGCTGTACTTGTCAAAATCTATATGACCAGCTAATTTTGGTGTGATTTCACCTGATGTAAAATTTGTTTGAAATGTATTTACTGTTGTTGTTTCTGTTGCCATTATTTTCTAAAGTCCGTAAATGTATCTGAAACAAGGTCATCAATAAACCCTTCTTGTCCATCAATACTACGAGCTTCAGAGAGTTTTATCTCATATAATTTTTGCATTTGTGCTTGAAGTGTAACACTATTTGTAACTGGATAAGCAAGTTGTACTGCTAGTTTTGCTTCTAAACAATCTACAAATAATGAATCAAACAATGCTGCATCTGTGATTCTTGCTATATATAATATTTTTGCTGTATCTTCGTTAGTAAGTAATACTCTTCCTTCTGTTGCAAGATTTTCTACTTTAAATATGTAATCTTGAAATTCCATTTGCAATACTCTCAAACAATATGGGTCTGTTGGTAAAGCATATTGATAATCAAATTCGTATGCTGGAGTAGTTGATAACTGTGTAAGACTTGCTCTTGTTATTGCAAAATTCCAAGGATGACTTCTTAATACAGAATCTCTAGCAGGTGCATAAAAAGCATTGCAAAGTCTAGCTCTTTCTGAATCCTCTGTTAACGAAGTTATAGGGTCATCTCCTAATCTTCTAAGTGCATTTGAACATATTGAAACTTCTGTTGCCATAATTCACCTTGTAAGAGGGTAGCCGAAACTACCCCCTCTTGTTGTTTTTAGTCTACAACATATGTAACAATTAGTGTTACATCTCCAGCTGCTGCTGTTGCTGCTACATTAGACATAGTCAAAGCTATTCTTAAAGCTCCACCTGGGTCTGATGATAAACCACCATCTTCCCATGCAAAGTTAGAAACTGCATTAACATTTCTTGCCTCGAAAGCAACTTCAGCTCCACCTGTTTCTGCAGCTTGTAAAGTTGTTATAGCTGTTGCATAACAATCTTCATCAAGAACAGTACCATTCTCATAATATAGACCTACATTGGCTGCCAAAGTTGGTGAGCCATTAGAATCTAAATCATCATTGAATAGTTTGATTGATAATACTTTTGCATTAGATGGGATTTGTACCATCATTAATACATCATCATTATCAATGTCGCCTGTTCCAGCTGCAATCGTTCCACTTGCTACTCGCATCCTGCCCTGTAAACTTCCAGTTTCTAGGACCTCTCTAGGCGAAGCATCAAGTGCTGTTATTTCTACTGATTTAGCTGTTGCCATTTTTGATTCCTCCTATTAACTTTCAGTACATTCTATCTCAACAACTTTTTCATCTTCGATACGAGTTGCACCGATAGTCATTGACAAGAATACCTGTGTTGCATAATTTTTGTCTGCCCTTTCGGATATTCTAGTTTGAACATCTTGGCCGACAGCAAGGCCTATACCAGATTGAGCAAATGCTAAAACTAATCTGTTACTTGATGCATTAGTGTCTAGTCTTTCAGTTCTTATAAAGTTAAATCCCATGAAAGTATCTATATCACCTTGCACCAATGCTTTAACAGAGTTAAAGTCTGCAGATGTAATTTGAGTAATTGCTAACAAGTCTGATAGCTGTTTTGATGTAACAACACAGAACCTAGGTTCTTCTGGGTCTACACTGTTAGCATCTAAAATTTCTTTGGCTTCGATAAGTTTTGTAACTGATAAACCTGCAGAGCCGTGAACAATTTTTTGTCCAGATGGTAAAGCTACAGTTGAACCACCAGCAACACCACCAAAGGCATTACCAGAAGCTGCATCAATAATTGCATCATCCATTGCTCTTCCCATTGCCCAAGCACCAGCTTGTGCATACTCTGATTCAGGACTTATAAGCATCCTTACTTTATCTTCGTTGTCGATTAAATCTGCCCAGTCATAATCTTCCATAGTTACCCTTCTTCTTGAATGAGGAGTGTCAACTCTTGGAGTGTCAGAATGACGGGATGTTCTTTTTAATGCTGCAGTTGTACCGATTCTTTCGAAGTAATGGGCTTTACCATTTACTGTTTCAGTTTTTACAGCATCTCTTAATCTCGAACCTTTTTGTTGTGCCAAATGAAAAACATTGCTTTTATATTGTTCTATAAAAGCTGTAGTTATTTGTACTGACATAATTCAGTCCTCCATAAAATAAATTTTAGTCTCTCGGTTTTTATCCAAAAAGGGAAACCTATGGTTTATAGCCACACACGGCTACCATATCGTTATCCTACTGGGCGAACTGGTACGAAAATTATATCACAAAAAATCAGCTTGTGCCAAATGCTTTTTCGTGTAGTTGTCGCATTTTTTCTACAGCATCTTTATGTTCTCTATGTCTGCCATCAAAATATGGATGCTTTGGATTATTCATAATATTAGCAATCTCTTGTTTTGCATCTAATGGAGAAACAGATAATGTGTTGTTCTGTGTATTTTGTGCCATATCTTCTGTAACTTCTTTTCCTAATCTAGCAAACATCTTAATTAATGCTGGATTGTTTCCTAACTCGCCATTTAACAATTCTTGTACTTCAGCATCTCCATAAACTTGTACGGCTCTTTGTGCTGCTTTTACATTTTTGTCGTAGTCATAACCCCATTCTTGTTTAAGGTTTTGTTCTATCTCTTCTCTTTGCGAGTTAAGCTGTGTATCTGCACCTTGCATCTCATGGTTTATTTCATTAATTTGAAAATCCATAAGTGCTTGTACTTGTTCGTTATTAAGACCTATTTTATGAGCTACACTTCTAAACTCATTCATTGATTCTTCTCTAAAGAATTGTTGATAATCCTCTGGAACTGCAACTTCATATTTGCCTGGTTCTTCAGGTCTACCTAATTTACTATAGAGTTCAGTCTTTTCCTCTTCAGTTTTAGGTATAGGTATTCTACTACCTATCATTTTTTGTTGATGTACTACAGTTTTTGCTAATGATTCTACATCCTTGTAATTCTGTAGAGTAGGGTCATTCTTCAATTCCTCAGGTAAACTATCCCTCCAGTTTTGATTTTCACCTACTGAACCAGACCCTAGAACAGATTCTGAATTTTGTTCTGTTTGTGGGCTATCTGTTGGTTCGGTGGTCATTGTTTCGTCAGCCATTATTATTATCCTCCTTTAAAAGATTAAGTATTCTGACAACTACTGCTCGTTGTCCTTCATTGTAAGCAGTAGCATAGGGGTCTCTTGAAAATGAAATCCTGTGATAGTAGGCTTCCATTAAATCTTGTAAAACTCTTTCTCCTTCTTTAGAAGTAAAAGTTTGTTTATAGTCTCCTGCTAATAGTTTTAAATCTTTTTCAGCTGTGTCATTAAAGACATCAGCATCTAAGTCATCATTTCCATAAGTTGGTTTCATTATTGTATTTCTTCCTCTTCAGCTATCTGAACAGCTTGTTCGGTAAGCTCTCTTGTTTCAGGTTTTGCAAACTCTGTTGCTGTCTTAGCTTGTTTTGCTGCTACATCTGCTTGATGTTGTTCAACCATCATCTGTTGTTGCATCATTTGTTGCAGGGCTGCAGCTTCTCTTTCTGCTTCTACTTCATCTTCACCTTTCAATACAGTTTTAGGTACACCAAGCAACTCTGCTCTAAGCCTTATTGCTTTATCATGATTAATAATTTGTAGTATATTAGGGTCTATTTGTGCTACTTGCATAGCTAATTGATACAATCTTTCTACTGCTACTGCTTCTTCCATTCTTTGTGAACGAGCTAATGGTCCAACATATTCAACATCAATACTCTCACCAATAACAATTTCTGGTGCATCAATAAAACCATCTGCTCTATACATTATTCCAAATACTCTTTCGATAAGAGGATTTAAAAACTCTGACTGAAATCTACCAAGTGTAGGACCTAATAGTCTTTGCATAAGTTCGTATCTTACTTGTACTTCTGTAGCTGTCATTTGTGGTCCTTCTTGTAATTGTAGTTGGTCAGAATAATATGCTTGTCTTATTGCTTGTCTTAATTGATTTTCTTTCATATCTGTTAATGCAAAGTTTGCACCAGATTGAAATGGTTGAACTGCTGCATCATTTCTAACAACTGTAATACCACCTGGTGTCATTCTTACTCTGCCTATAACACCATCATCTTGTACTAATAGTGGTGGGTCAATAGCTTTTGACCAAGCTCTAAGTCCTATTTCTACAGCTTTGTTTAGAGTTTTTATATCTGGTAGTGCATTGTAAGATGGAGAACGACCAAAGATTTCTCCTGTAGCTTTTGACCATCTAGGTACAAGATACGGGAACTCTTTATATCCACCAGCTCTAACAACCATTTTATCTTCTTCACATACATGACAAGAATGAAATGGTAGTTTTGTTTCAGCTTTACCCATGCTTCTTTCATAATCTTCTAATGGTTCAACAGCATGAATAAAGTTAAACATTTTATCTGGTTTGTCTTTTACAGCTTCTGTTATTTTTTGTCCAACATTATCTATACCAAACTCTTGCACAGCTTGTCTTGCAGTAAGTTTATATTTTCTATATAAAGTATCTACATACCCTTTTGTATTTTCTTGTATGTAAAACTCTGCTATGTGTAAAGTAGAAAAATGTATACCACCTTCAAGAAAACCTTTTTTATCTTCTTCTACAAACAATGCTCCTGTGCCTATTGTTACTAAATCTAAATATAGTTCGTGTACTTCTGTGTTGAAATTGCTTTGATTAAAGACATCATACATTTTATTTGCAGAATCTTCTAACCAAAGTTGTACTTCTCTGTTCTCATTAAACTGTTTGTTTCTAATATTTATGTGAAACCATTGTAAAGATGGTGAAGTTAGTGTACCTTGCAAACTAGCAGCAAGTAAATTACTAGCAGTAATTGCTGTAGAATCAAAAAGAACCTCTGCTCTCTTCTCTCCTCTAGTTCTTTTAGTAACAATATCTGCTTTACGAGGCATAACATAGTCTAATATTTCTTGCCAATGGTCTTCCCATGTGCCTCTAACTCCTTGCATAGAGTTTAATCTTTTCTTTATATAATCAAATTTATCCATCAATATCTATTTCCTGAACCTAAGAAGGATTTTGCAACATTTGCATCTTCTGTAACACCTTGTGGGCTAGATTGTATTAAGAAACTACGACCTTGCCTTGCTACTTTAAGACTTCTTTCTTGTTCTTGTTGTAGTTTTTCTTGTTCTGCTATTTCCATATCTACCAAACGAGTGTCAGGTTTTGGTGGTTTTGGAACACTAGGCTTCATACCCATTTGCAATTCTCCTTTAGCAAACCATACACAGCACAGTCTACATATTTATTTTCTATCTGCATCATTCGTTTTAGAACTCCCTCTTTCTCAAATCCAAGACCTTCTATCAACTTCTTTATTCTATCATAATTATTATCACAAGTCGCTGTTGCTCTTGAACAATTTGCTTGATTGAATATATAATCAAACATTAATCTAATAACTCTTCTATTACAAGCTCTTGGAGTATCAAGTGCTGTATGAACAAAAATATTATTACCATCATAATCTGAAAACAATATAACACCTAATATTTCATCATCTTCTATAATTCCTAGAAAAGAATACTTATCGTCATTAGAATGAATATGAGCTTTTGGCTTTATCCACTCAAAACATTTTGTTCTCCATTTATCATCACTTGTAACTTGTATCATCATGCACCTAAAATAGATTTTCGTGTCCTTGCTTTTTCTTCTATTCCTGCTGTTCCTGTTGCTAATAATGGATTTGCTGCAGCTGCACTAAATGGTGAAGTAGCAGCTGGTGCTTTTTGTCCTAATGTAGTTTTTTTTTGTGTAGTTGCAGCTTGTAGTTTTTTTGCATCAGGTACTTTTACATCTTTTGTAACAGCTTGTACTGCACTTCTAACCCCAGCTTTTACTGCACTTATAGTTTTTGAAATTGTTTTTGTTATTGGAGATGTAACTGCTCTTGCTCTACCCATTATTTTTTCTTCCTTCCTTTTAATAAATCTGCATCTGCTTTCCTAGCTCCACCTTTGCCTGTTACAAAACTTTTAACTCTACCCATAGCCCAAGCATGAGCAGATGTCTTTGGTCTTGAACCTGAACTATAGTAAGCACCAAGACCTCTTTTATACACAGCATCTAATTTAGACTTTGAAAACCTAGAAGAACCAGATATTCCTGAATACTTTCCTGTTTTCTTTTTTACTGCCATTATCCTCTACTCCTTTGCTTACTAATCTTATCCATCATAGCAGGAGTTAGCTTTCCTGCTTTGTAGAGTTTACGAGTTCTTTTTATTTCAGCTTCTCGCTTCTTTGGGTTCTTTGCACCAGCTACATATTTTTTTGGTACACCACCCTTTGTCTTAGCAACCTTCTTAAATTTTCTTGCCATTACTTTTTCTTCTTAGACATTGCAATCTTTTTCTTCAAAGCTGGTGGTAATGTCTTTTGTTTCTTAGTAAGTCCACCATTCTTTTTCTTTGGTCTACCTGCTTTGCTTCCGTATGTTCCTTTACCCATTGGCATAATGTATTCCTCCTACTTTTTCTTCTTGTGTCTTTTTGCAAAATTTCTTGCAGCTTCTTTACTTCCAAATCCCCATGCCTTTAATGCAAGTTTAAGTCTTGTTGGCCTTCCCTTTTTATCTTTTAATGCTCCAGCCATTGCACCAAACCTTGCAGCAAAAGAAACTCTTCTAGGATTTGTACCAGACTTTACAGGTGCTTTTAAATTAGCTCCTTCTTTTTTTTTAAAGAATCTACGACCTGCTGCTGTTAATCCACCCTTTGGGTTTTTGTGTTCTTTCCTCATGCAAAAATACTAAACTCCGAATCAGCTTGTATATAGGTAGGTTCGTAATTCTTGACCCTTGCTTTTCTTAATGACATAACACAGTATCTCATAGCTGATATTACATCATCATTTATAGGAACAATCTTACCATCTTTCCTATGATACATTCTTAATTCTTGTAAAAGTTTATCTTGATTTTTAAATATTTTCAATCGTTTTGTTTTCATTCTAGTATACATTTCCATAATACCAGCTTCGACTGACACACCACCTGAACCTTCTTTCTGTCCTTGTGCTGGTGGATTACTAAAATGTTCCTTTGTCATGTTCACACCTTCTGTTCTATACTGCTCAGTAAGTGATTTACCAGAACCTTTGTCAGCTTGTCTGCCGTCCATTGGCCATATAACAGGAATCCAGTTGCCTCTTGCTTTGATTGCACTTGCATGAATAGGTACAGATTCTTGTCGTAGTGCATAAGTATCGTAAATATATGCTATATCTGCATCTCTATCCCAAGCTATCCACACAGCAGCTGTTGGGTGATTCCAACCAAAGTCTAATCCACAAAGTCTTGGCCAATGTGTAGGAATATCTATTGGGTCGCATACTATTTCATCTTCTGCTACAGGAAATACAAGACCAGAACCTAGTTGTGGTATACCTTGTTCTCTCATTTTTCTTTCGTGTGGTGGTAATGCAGCTAATATCTGCTCTCTTACTTCTTTTGTCATGTGAGGTGCATCATCCCACCCAGCTTGTTGTAGTGCTTGTCCTGGTTTTAAGTTGTTTACAAACTGTGCAACTGTTTCAGTCATGCCATTTTCTGGAGTAAAGGTCATAAACACCATTCCTGCCCTGTCAGCAGTCCTTGTTAGTGCCTGACTATAGATAGGACCTGGTGGTTCTTCGTCTAGCCAGACCACATCTACAGCTTCACCCATCCATTTTTCTTTACCCATCTCATATGCCTTAAATGCTAGTCTTGACCACCCCCCAGATTTATGTCTTACAACTACTGAGTTATGTGCATTTGGTACACCTGGCTTTCTTGTAGCTTCTCCTATGTCATCAAAGGGTATTGAGCCAGTTCCTCTAGCAGTAGGGTCATCTGGCTGCCCTAATAGTTCTTTTTGACAGATATCTCTGGTAGTTTCGTTAGATGAACCACCTGCCCAGGCTCTGATTGGCTTTGAAAACTTGCGACCTTTCCACCAGTCTGGGTATTTACCAGTCAAATGGTAGGCCATCTCCATTGCACCACAAAAAGACTTACCTATTCTGTTACCAGCCATAAGTAATCTCTGAGATGCTACTGTATTATGGAACTTAGTTTGGTATTCATACGGCTCATAGTGCTTTAAACGATTCAAAGCCTTTCGCCTTTCAAGTTCTTTGGCTATCTCTACTGCTCTTTCTAGTTGTTCACTCAATTTCATTTCCCCAAACATCCCAATCACTTCGTTGTTTACGAGCAAACATTTCAAAATAATTTTTTGGGGACATTTTTCTAATTAAATCATAAAATTCTTGTGGTTTAGTTGAATGTGGTTTTTGTGGCATTTTTTCTATCCAATTTAATTTACCCATATTTGTAAATTTTTGCATAGGTTTACCAAAAAAACCTAACAAACAAAATTCAGTAGCAAATTTATATCCAAAACAAGGCATCATTCCAGTTGGTTTTGTCCAAACTAAAGTTAAATGATAATTAACATTCCATGATTCTAACACTTCAAAGGTTTCCTTTAGCATTTTATTAGTAGTCCAACAATAAACATGGCAACCAGTATTAGCAATTTTGTATATTGGTATAGATTTTATTTCCTCTAAAGTCATTGTTTCATAGTCTAATTTTGTTTTTTTATTAGGTCTATGTTTTATTTTCCCTGACATTGATATTTTCCATGGAGGGTCTATAACTATAGTATTGTATTTTTTATTAGGCAAATCTAATATCAATTCACTCATTAACTTTAGTTAACATTACTAGGTCCAACCATCAAACCAGACAAAAGGGTTTTTAGCTCTGCTTCCAACTCCTCTTCGCTTCTTTGATTAGTTACATTTTCAACTTTGTGAACTGTTTGATAACCAGTTCTATCCAAGATTGAATTGATTGCACCCAGTTTTACAGATGCACTAACCTTCGGGTCTTCTACTAGCTCCTGTAATTTGTGTACTGCCATTGGTACTGCACTTGAAATCAGCTTTTTAGTAGCTGTTTCTATCTCATTGGCTAGTTTATTCTTTAGTTCGTAGCCCTGTTGTTCTGCTGTCTTGACACTATATCCAGCCTTAATAGCAGACTGAGTTGCATTACCTGTTTGACTAAAGTTCTGAACGAACATCTTTTGTTGCTCTGTCAGTAT